AATACAAGTAAGCATTTACTCTGGCTTGTGCCCAAGCAGTTGGACTCTTTATTCTTGGACTATGAGAGGTGTTAAATGCACCAAGTCCTCTTTGAAATACTGCTTTAAGTTGTCCTACTGTAGTACCATAGCCTAATTTCTTTTTGTATCTTTTATTAAAGTCATCTGCTTTTTTCTGTAAGGCTGCTAAATCTTTTTGAGATACCTTTGCACCTCTTGAAGTAGAAGCATCTCCTTTAGCTGTACCTTTCCCTTTTGGTTTTGGGTTTGGTGTTCCAGACTTAGGTGCTTTTGGACTTTTTCTTACCCCTCCTCTTGGGCCTATCTCAGCAAGTTCTTCTGCTGACATCTTTACACATTTACCCTTTTTATTTTTTTTAAAACCTTTTGGACATTTATATCTCATATCTACGCTGTGCTTTTCACAGGGCATATACCATGTCTTACCATCTAAATCATGTGTATGAAAAAGTTTACAACCTATATCTTTTGCTATTTCAAGAGCTTTTTCAAGAGTATTATAAGCTAATCTATCATTAATAATAGCAAAAGTATCATCTATTACTTGAGTTTCTAACTGTTCTAAATCTTCATAACCTAATGACTTAAGTTTAGAGTTTACATATCTTTTCATAGACAGACCTCCCCAAGCTAAGTAAGCTATAGTACCACAAGCAGACTTGTCTTTCTCATCATAATAAACCTCAGCTCTTTCAAGATATGACCTGACTCTTACTAAAACTTGTTCTGAGAGTTTTGCTTTTTTACTTATCTGTCTTGCCCTTACTTTCCCTACCTGAGTCATACATTTGTTTCCTACCTCCTTGTTGTACTCAATGGCTTTTTTTGCATTGTTTACAGCAGAGTCAGGATAATCATTATAGCTTACAAGAGCAACTCTTTTTGCAGAGAGAAGTTCTTTGAGTTCTTGTACTAACAACTCATCTTCATACTCTGCAAGTTCACTTTTTAAACCTCTGTCTTGAGGAGACTCTAATTTGTCAGCAAAGTAGCCTTCTATAGAAAATCCTTTTACTTTTTTTGTCTTGACAAAGTTTTCCCATACCTCATCATCTAAAACTTTCATAGCAACCATCCATGTTCCCTCAGGCATATCTAAACCATAGTTTTTAGATTTGTCATTTTCTCCTTCTACTATCCAGCTCTCAACTACAGACATTCCTTTTAGTTTGAGTTGGTGTTCTAAGGTTGCATTGTTTTGATTGCCTCTTATAAAAAATAACTCACTTGCTTTTTTTACTGTGGACTTCGAGAAGTATATATAATATTCTTTATCTCTTGACTTTCTAAAAATAGGTTTGTTGGGAATAAGAGCAGGTCCAAGAAGAATTTTTTTCTCTTTGTCTACTTCTGCAAATTCTATTTTTTGTTTACTAAGAGCAACAAAGTCCTCATCTATTGCTGGTTTATCTACTATTGAAATAGCCTCTATTCCGAGAGACTCATCATTTTCATCTATAAAAAGTTCTATAATATCCATGTATATATAATATAAATTTTATCCTTTTGTTTTAAATTGAAGCATCATCTTCTATAGACCTGTCAAGTGCTTGTTGAGTTGATACATCTTGAGATGTTACAAAAGCCTTAATAGGTCTGTCTTGTTGGGCACCTATTGTTTCAGCTAATTGGTTTTCAGGTGCAGCACCAACTATATTAAATGCAGGGGGAGGAGTTCCACCTCCACCGCCTATATCACCGCCACCTGCTGAGGGAGTAGATGAACTTACAACACTTTTTGCAGCACTTGCTGCTGATTTAACTGCTGACAATATTCCTGCTGCTTGAGCCGCAAAGGCAATAAGTAAAGGTACATTTTGTGGAAATCCTACTTTAGCTGTTTCAGCAGCACCTTGAGCAGTTGCTACTCCACTTTCAGAGGACTTCATTGTTATTCTTGCAAGAGTTGCTTTAGCTTGTGCTATTTGTTCTTTTATAATTCTTTTTTGTTGAGCTATAAATAAAACCTTTTCCATTTTCTCTTGCATACCTATAGAGGCTGCTATACCTAAAAGTTTTTCTTCTCTTTGCTTTTTTTCTTGTTCTTTTATTTCTTTTTCTTTTTCTGCATTTTCTACAGCTAACTCTCCTGCCTCTCTCTCAAGAGATATTCTGTTTATTAACTGCTCACTTCTAAATCCTTCTATTTGTGCAAGTATTCCTTCTTTTTCAGCTTTGGCATCTAATAGAGCTATTTGGTTTTCATCATTTGCATTTTTGTCAAACTGAGCCTGAGCTGCATCTATAACAGCTTGAGCATTTGCTAACATTAATTTTTCCTGTTCATCTAAGACTTTTGCTAAATCTTCATTTGCTTTTATTCTTTCTGCTATTGTTAAAGTTTCATCATCTCTTATCTGTCTTAGCTTTTCTGCCTCTCTGTCTTTTTGTTCTAAGATGATTCTGTTTTGTGCTATACCTATTTCTGCTGCTCTGTTTAGTTCTACTGTATTTTTTGCAGCTTGTATTGTGCTTTTAGCATAATTTACTATACTTCCTGTTGTTTTCTTTATAACTTGTTCTACCTCTGCTGTTTCTTCTTTATTACCAACTAACACTTCTCCTAAATTTGTAAAAGCCTCTGAGGCTGTTTCTGCTGCTCCAGCAAAATCTCCTTTAAAAACTTTTAACAAAGCAGAGCCTAATCCACCTATACCCTGAACAAGATTTTTTATTCTTGCAATTAATTCTACCCCTATTAAAAAAGAAAACCTTGTAATAGATTGAATTATTGAACTACCAAATATTGAGTCTATAAAACCAGAGGCAGTATTTATATTTTTATTTAAAAAATTAAAGAAATCATTAAAGGCTAAAGATAATGACTCAAATACAGTATTGAATGTATTAGTAACTTTTTGGTTTTGTTGGAATACCTCTGTAAGTTTTGCAAAAGCAGCAATAGCTAAACCTATACCAGCAGCTTTAAGAGCATTACCAAGTCCTTTAATACCTCTGCTTGTTTTTTCTACAGCAGTATTGAGTCCTTTAAAACCTTTAGCTGCTTTGGTGTTTGTAGTTGCAACCTCAGAATTAAACTTTTCAATGCCTTGTGCTAAGTCATCAACAGCTTTTGTAGCTGCTCCTGTTTTAATATCGATTTCAGCATTTATTACTTTTGCCATAACTCTCTTTTAAATTGTTGGTAAGCCTCAACAAGACTATTTGGGAATTTATACTTACCTAAAGCAATATCTGTATACTCTCCTCCTTTTTTAGCTTCTTTAGCTATCTCTAATAAATTAATAATATTTTCTATCATTTGTTAATAAAATAATCTTTTCTCTGTAATTATACCATTCACCAATCTTGCAGATACTCCTGTACTTCTTGAATAATCTCCATCTAAAGCAAATCCATAAAAAGCATAAAAACCATCAGGAGCTAAAGTAATACCAGAAGCAGCCACAGAATTTAAAACATTAGATACAGTATATAAACTAAATCCTTCTGCTCTTAATGGAAATACAAACTGACTACTACTTGTTCTATTTGAAAATACTAAAGTTGGTGCTGTATTTTTGTTTAGTTTAGCATCACTCTCAGCAGTATCTCTTGAAGTAGCACTATATCCTGTTCTTTTACTTGGTAAAATATGTTTAGCATTTACTCCTATTTTAATATTGGAGAGATAACCTAAGAAACCTCCAAAATATTGATTTGTTTTAGTTTGTGTAAATGTACCTGAGCTACCAGCTACAACTACAGGAACAGTTTTAGAATAAAATGTAGCACCTTCTCCTGTAAGGTTTTGTAAATCTACTACTGTACCATCTCCATGAGTAATTCTAATATCTACAACTTCTGTAGTTGCATCCTTAGTGTATTCTCTTACATCTGTTGTAGAGGTAAGGGTAATAGTTTGTGCAGTATGACCTACAAATGTAGGACTCAAAAAGTCTCCTGTGTCATAAGAGCTATCTGTATTTGTTCTTCCATAGAACCTGTAATAAACAAAACTATTAGAAAGACCACTCACAGAATGTTGCACCTCTTTACCTGCTGTAAATTTATCTGTCTGTGAGGGTGTAAAGGGTACATAAGTAACATTAGAAGCTGTTTTTAAGCTATCTATTGCAGTAGCTCCTGTGAATTGTTCGACATCATTTCTTGCATTTGTAGAAAAGAAGAATCCATACTCTGCAATCTGTGATAAATTACCTATACTACCTAAAGCACTAACTTTAAACTTCATAAAAACTACAGATGAAGTAGCTGTTGTAGGTGTTTGGAATATTAATGTAGGAGGAGTTACTACAAGTGCTTCTCCTTGTATCTGTTGTACAGGATTGTTTTTAGGTTGTTCTGACTGAGGTATAGCCTCTCCTGCACTAATTATGTTCAGTCCTTCAAAATTACATTGTTGGTCTGCTGTAATTGACCCTATATCTGCTCTTATGTTTGTTCTGTCTGCTGTAAGTTCACAAGATGTCCTTCCATCTAAATCCTCTTGCACTTCATTTTTTAAGAATCTTGAGGGTATTATACCTGTAGTTTCTTTTTGTGTGTTTATAAGTTCTAAATTACTTACAAGAGTCTCAAAGTTTGTAGTAATTTTATTTATTTTGTATTTTCTGTTAAATATTATAAGTATATCTGCAAGAGATAAATTTAAAAGTGTACCATAGCTTAAATATGCTTTTACTTTTGTAAGCCTTCTGTTTAAATCAAAAACTTCTTCTATATATGTTTTGTAATATTTCTCAAATAATGTTGTTTCAAATGGTACTAAAGCAAACTCATTTACCTCACCATTAAAATGTATATTATCAGAGGAGTCTACAGTTTTACCATCTACTGTCTTTTCTTTTGTTAGGTTTATAGAGTTGCTTGGTATAAAATAACTTGATATAGAAGATACACTACCTTCTAAATCTATTATACTTAAAGCAGTACCTGAGGAAAGTACAGGATAAAATAGTAAAGGCTTACCTAAATATGGAGACTGTCCATCATCTACACTCCATCCCCATTGTATATTAGTTTCAGCTCCTCCATTTACATCTAATAACTTCTCAAACTTATGATGCTCAAAAGGTATTTCTACTTTATACACACTACCATCTAAAACATTATCAGGAGGACTTGGATGCTGAGTTGCATCATAGTCTACAGAACCCCACTTTTTATAGAATTGTCTTTCATGGTTTATAGAAAAGAAACTTTCTCTGCCTTGATAATCAAAACTAATCTGTCTGTAAGGCATGACTGTATCTACCATACTTGACTCTTTGTCTAAGTCTAAAGTAATGTCATAAGAGTTTGCACTTGAGGCATAGAAGTCATCAAGAGTTGTTATTTTAATTGTCTTATCGTTTTGTATAAATGCTGTAAGATTGAACATTTTAAATATACCTGTTAGAAAATCCATAATAGGCATCTCAGGTATATATCTTTCAAAGTCCATTGTAACATCTGTACCTACACTTGCTGTACAACTAAAATCCCTTGATACTGTTGTAGTACCAAGTCCTAATACTTTCCTTTGGAAAGCTACCCTTGCCTCAAGTGTAAATGTACCAGAACCACTTGAAGTAATAGCAAAAGAATAAATTCCTTTAGGTAGGATTAAAGCAGACTCTATGTCTGTTTGAGTGCCTGATAAATTCTCATAAGTCTTAAATACCTCTCCATCTTTGTATAAGTAAACTGTATATTTTTGACTTCCTGAGGGTGTAACTTTAAATGATAATCTTCTTTCTCTACTTCTTTCTTTTTTACCTGCATTTCTTGAGGGAGACTCAAAACTATTTCTATCTACATTTACAACAGTAGTAAGTCCACTTATATGAGTGTAGTTTGTAAAAGACTCTATTTTGTTTTGGTCTTGAAAAAGCTCTCCTGATTTATTATGAAGCCACATATATAACCCTGAAAGATTTGGGTTTAGGTCATAAAAGAAATCTGTAGAAAAACTAAATCCTTGAGGTTTAAAATATTGCTTTTCTATTGCTCTGATTATAGCATATACATTAAGAGCTGGTTTTAATTGACCAAGTTCAAGACCATGATTGCCTCCTGAGTGATATACATTAGCAAGAGTTGTTGTATTAGCTGCTGTACTTGCAGAGTTATAAATCAGTCTTTGTGTATGTGTTATTATAGGAAATACTATAGCATCTTTAAATACTTCATCATCTACTGTAATATCAATAGGGGTGTTTAAGGCACTTTTTATATTTGTACTATTATATTGAAAGGTAAACTCTCTAAGTAAATTTAGTGAACCAATGTTGGTATTTGCTACAAGGTCTTTTAGATTTACTGTATTACCAAAAAAAACTATTCTATAAGTATGAGGTTTATTATTTTTAAGAGTTGCTCCTTTTAACTTTATTTTACCAATCTTAAAAGGTTGGTAATTTAAATGTAAAACTGCATCTATTTTTTGTCTTGCATCTAAACCATCAATAATATCTTGGTTGTAGAAATGCTGGAAAACTCTATTGTTGTTTTTGGAGGCAGGTACACTAAACTGTCTTGTAAACTCAGTAAATATCTTTGCAATATCTCTAACATCTTGTATACTTTGTGTGAGTGTAATACTTTCATCTTCAAACAATTCTACTTGCTGACCATCTACAAAAAGCTGTAAACTTACTTTCATTATCTGACATTGTTTATCTTGTTAAAGGCAAAGTCAAAGTCTACTGTATAGTTAATTAGTTTGTCATTGAGACTTGTTTTATGAGTAAATGATTTTGTCTTAGGAATAATTGGAAGGGTCTTACTTTCATATCTTATAAATACATTCTCAGATATAAACAGTTCTTCTACTGCTTCTTTTAAATCCTCAGGTATAAAACCTGTATTGAGCTGTATACTACTTTGAGCATTGACATTAAATCTTTCTTTTTGTCCTTCATAAGTATTATAAGTAACAGCACTTGTACTAACAGTATTTCTTTTAAAACTTTCATCTCCTGTAACATTAAAAGTCTCTACTGATTTCTTAAAGAAGTATAAGTCTTGAAAAGCTCCATGCTTGTTCACAAATGTTACTTTATAGGGAGTAAATTTATCAGGACATTCTGTAGATACTGTTATTGTTTTTTTAGTTGTACCTCCACTATCTTTGACAAGTATAGTAGAACTGTTTGCAGGTATAGTAACATATTGTATCTTTTGATTTGAGTTTCCATTGTCTGTAATAGAAGTAGAGCTACTATCTATAACAACACTTCCTGTACTCGCTGCATATACAGGTAATTTACCAGCAGTATCTTTAGGAAGTACAATATTAGAAGAAGTAATAAGGTCATATATATTACCTTGAGGGTTTATCTCATCTTCAAAATATCCATAAGCATCAAAAGCTAAATAAGTATTTGTAACAGGATTACCAAAACTAAAAACTGTATCATCTTCATCAAATAAATTTGCTATTGTAGTAACCCAAACTGTACTTGAGATATAGTCATTGTTAAAGCTAATAGTTATAAAATCTCTTACCATTTCTGCTATTTCAAATATTATTTTTGATTGACCTTTAATTATCTCTTTTTGTAGAGTAAATTTTAAATCACTTGCTGAGTAACTTCCAGAAGTTCCTGTATAAATATATATTTCTAATGTAACTGATTTAAGTGTTGCTGCCATATTATTGTAATTGTCTACCTGAACCTATACCCCCTGAACTACAGTTCCAAGACCAAACCTCATTAATTATACCATCTCCTATTCTCCAAATAAAGAAACTATTAAATTGAGTAGAATTTAAAGCTCTTTGTGTTATAAATGTTTTATCTTCAAAATGACTTACTACAAAATACAAGTCTCTACCTAAAAATGGTCCTTCTGCTAATCCTGTACTTTGGTTGGCATAACAGATAGATTTGCCTTTTGCAGTTATTACATTTGAATCTACAAGAACCTTATAAGTTCTTTCATAATTAAATCCTCCTTGACAGAAACTATCTTCATCTGACTCTCTGTTAGGACTAAGATACCACTCATTTGAACCACAAGTATCAGTAGCAGGGTTTTGTATAAGTGATAATCCACTTGAATCAGGACAAGTAATTGCAGAATCACTTGAATACTCTCCAGCAGGAGGAGTAACTTCAAAAGATATATTTCTTGTAACTGCTGAGGATACTTCATCGAATTTCTTATTAGTACTTCCTACAATAGTATAATCAGTTATAGTTCCAACTGCTGCTGTTCCTACAATGACATCACCTCCTCTTGATACACCTTGACCTGATAAACCTGCTATATCGCAAGTAAATGTTGGTAATCCTGTACCTGCTTGAGATATTACTTGTGGACAAACAATAGTAGCTCCTGAATTTGAAAAACCAGCTCCTACTGTTATGTTAAAATATACTGTTACATTCTGAGCTGCTGAACCTGAATTTGCTGATAGACTTGTTATTGTTGGAGAGCCACTTGCATCTAAAGAAAAAGAAGCTATAGTGCCTGTTGAAAGAGATGGAAGTGTAACTACTCCTGCTGCTGTAGCTGAACCTCCTTGTAAATCTACTGCTGTAACTCCTGAACTTGCTGAACATCCAAGAGCATCAGATACTGTTATAGTAACAGGTACTCTTTGAATTGCTGTACAAGTATTAACTCCATTGTCATTTGCTCTTACATAAGCATTACCAGACCCTCCTGATACGCCTGAGGTTAAAATAAGATTTGTACCACTTACAACTGCATTGAATAAAGCAGGGTCATGATTTACAACTGCATACTTAGTAGCACTATTAAATTTAGTAGTAAGGTCAATAGTTACTGTATTTCCTCCTGAGGCTATTGTTTGAGTTGAGATACTTCCATTTAAAGTAGGACCACCTGTACAAGAAGGAGTAGAACCTGAGGTTACTTTAGCTATTTGTGTTGCTGTAGCTGTACAGGTAAATGTACCACTTGAGCTATTAGAAAATCCTGAAGGTATTTGAATAACAACTGATATAGTTCTTAAGGTATCTGTACTTACTGTAGCAAACTTACCATTTGCAAAATCTCCAGCAGAACTTGTAAAACTTTTAAATACTCCTCTCTCTACATTTGGTTCTGTAACTATACCTTCTTGGTCTACAGCAAAACCTGTAAGATTTGCTACTGTACAATCAAATGCTACAGTCGGTGCAGTAGGTGTACTGTAATTTATATAAAAAGGACTCCTTGCGTTTATCTTACTCATGTCAAATTAGTTTCTTCTAAAAAATTATCAAAGTCAAGCTCAAATGCATCTATAAACTCCTCAGGTAATTTAAGGTAATTATCCATAAAGGGTCTTGTAAAGAAGCTACTTGCTCTTAGTCCTTTCTCATATATACTTTTTGCTATCAAGTATCTTAGACTCTTTCTTGATATAAACCTTCCCTGAGCATCTCTTATGCCATCTAAATTCTTTTTAACCATCCACTTATCTAATGATTGTGGTCTTATTGTTTTAAATCTACCTGAAAAAGCAAATCTACTATTTCTACTTTGTGAGTATGTGCTTTTGCTCCCTTTTACACCCTCATCTTGATATGAACCATATTCAAGCATTGAGAATTGCAAACTAAATCCTTCAGGTTTTTTATTTAAGGTATAACCTAAACTACCATCTAAGTTACCTGAGCTGTTACCTGTTATAAATCTATTGTTTCTATTTCTTCTAAGATTTCCCTTTGCTTGTTTTATAACACTATCAGCAAACTTCTCTAATATCTTTTTTACTTCTTTATATTCCATTAGCTACAGACTGTCATTTCATTTTGTAATAATATGTTAAATGTTGCAGTCCATCCTGCTAACTTGTTTTCAAACCTATCTACAAAAGGCTCACAACTTACATCTTCTGCAATCTGAAATTTATTTACATATAGGTCTCCTCTTTGAAATTTATTAAGAACTCTTGTAAGGACTGCAAGTTGAGTATTGAGTATGTCCTGCTCATTGTCATTACCTACAAATATATCACTAACCTCATCCTTACTTATATCTACTATGTCCATACAGACAATAGAAGTATTGAAAGTGATTATCTTTTCTCCTACTGTAGCATTATTTACAATTAAGTGAGCTAAAGGAAAGATAGTCTGTTTACCTAAGTCTACATCTGAAAGCTCACCAAAGGTAACAGTCTTGACAAAAGGCTCTGCTGCAAGAGCTGTCTTAATTTGATTTGTTACATCATAGAAGGCTTTCATTTTTTAATTCTTTTTAATTCTATTTCTGTCTTTTCTTTTTCAAAGGATAAATACATTAGGCATTGATGGAAATTTAGTTTGGTAACCATGTCATACTTGGTAACATCTCCCTGAGCCAATCCATAGATTGACTGATACCAACCCCATTTTTTTCCAAAGTTTGCCTTTGCTCCATAGTCAAGTTGTCCTCCATCTCTTTGCTCAAATAACTCAGGGTAGTTTGCAACAACTCCTCTTGTAAAAGATAAAAAAAAACCAGCGAACCCATCGCTACATCTAAAGGCATCTGCTTCATAAGCTCAGGGTTTTCCTCTGCTGTATATTCTTCTATTTGGTATCTATTATCTTTTTTAAACTTGACAGGTCTGTATAAGACTGTCATAGCTTTGTGCATATTCTGCCAATCTTTTATATTGTTGTCTATGTCTATGTATTCTCCTAAAGTCATATCATCCAGCTTAGGGATAAATCCATACTCTACTCCATCCATTATAAAGGTGTTTATTAGTGGAGTCTTAGATTTAAAACTTTTATTAAGTTCTTTTATAATCTTTTGGACATAGGTAAATTTGACAGTTGCTATATCTTTTAGAGGAAGGTTGCAGAATATCTCTACCATCTTTTGAAGAAGAAAGTTAGAACCTTGATTTTCCTCTGTATTGATTTTTTCAAATTTTTGGTATTGTTCTAAAGTCATCTCTGAGAGACTTTCAGGAACAGGTATTTTAATCTTCATACTTATATAATAAAATTACTAAGAATTTGTATAAAACAAAAAACCCCCAATCTCTTGAGGGTTCTTATTATTCAAATGAAAAATGTTTTCTCTTGTAATTTGCTCCATAAGGCTGATTGAATTTCTTTTTATGATTTTCATACAGCCACTCATAGACCTCATCTATCTTTTTTGCTATTTCATACTTTCCTTTTTTTGTTTGTTTAAATATTAACTCTCCTTGTTTAAATTGACCTTTGATTTCAATTTCAAGTCTTACTTCTGCTCTTGGACCTTTAGAAAGTGCTACAGGATAAACTCTTATAAAGTTATCCCAACATCTAACTTTTTTCTTCCATAATGGAATCTCTACTCTACGAGCCATCTTATTACAGTAGTTAAACCTATTATACCAAGATAAGTATAAAGCATTAAAAAGCAAAACCCAAGAAATACTTTTCTTAGGTTTTTTTTGTTTTGTTTTTCTGTAATTGTTTTTATTTTCATATATCAAAATGTTTCATTATATTATTTGTTATCCCTTGATTCAAACTTATTAAGTCTTGAGTATCTACTAATGTTTTATATTCCTCTGCTTCTTCTACAGTAGGGAAGTCTCTATAACCTCCTCTATATTGTCCATCTTTCCAATGGACTCTAAAGTAACCTGTAATTAATTCTTCTATTGTTGTTTTCATAATTATTAAATTAAAAAGGGACATATTTGCCCCTGTTTGTTAGTTGTTTTTTCTGTCTAAAAGGTTTCCGTTTTCATCAACACCAAAATGTTGCTCTAATTTTTCAATCCAAAATGGGTCTAATTTTTTCATAATATAATTGTTTTATGATGTAAATGTAATAAACATTTTATTAACAACCAAATCAATAAATAAAATACTGACCTTTGTGTGGGTTTTCTAATACATCTGTAAATACATATCTGGCTGCATCTATACAGTCAGGATGCTCTCCCTCAGGCTTTTGCAGGGTGTTACCTTCTTTATCTTTAGACCACACATAGCCTTGTAGCTCTCTTTTGAGGTTCTTACTTCTTTGAGTTATATATATTTCATTCTGATTTATAAGATTGATACCATAGATAACAGAGTCTCTACCTTTAGTACAAGGAAAGATATTATGACCATACTGAGAAAGTTCAGATATACTCTTTGGTTCTGCTGAGTCTGCTATTATGTTTTCTTTGATATTATGCTGATTTAGATACCTGCTTATGTCTCTATTTAACATTCCTGTTTTATACAGGACCTCATCAAATATGTAAGCATCATTCCACTTATAAAGTGCAATTAAGGTTGTTGGGTCTACACTATATCCAAAATCCATGCCATAGCTAAGTAATTTAGCCTCTACAGGTATATTATCTATTTCTTTCCAATCAGATATACAAGCTCCTTCAAGACTACCTGTAAGACCATCCAAATAAACTCTACAATAGTTTTTCCAAAAAGTTGAGGTCTTAGCTTTTACTCTTGCTTTCTCCAGCTCCTTGACTATTGCCTTAGATAAGTTTTCATTATCTCTATAGGTAAGAGTAATATAATCTGTATCAGGCTGACCTATCAGTTCTTTATCTACCCAAAACCTATTGACAGGATTATAGTCAAGCCATATATCTCCAGAGGTTCTTACAGCTAATTCTTGATAGCTGCTAAAGCTACAGTTGTTACACTCATTCATAAATAGGTCTGTTCTTCTTGCCCCTTTGAGTTTTTCTGGCATATCTGTTGAAAAGAACTCTATATAGCTTCCATTGCTAAAAGTGTACTTTAGAAGGCTTCTATTGAACTTACTCTCATCAAACCTACCAAGACCTTGCATGATACTTAGAAAGTCTTTTAGAGAGCCTCTCCTTAAACTTGGTATAGTAGAAGCTACTACACTTATTTCCTTTCCTTTGTTCTTTATGGCATCATTTATTAGAATAAGAAGTATACCTATAGTCTTACCAGCAGAGGTACCTCCTCTGATAATTTTTATTCTTTGTTTTAACTCTCTGAGTTTATTTACTGCTGTAGTTTTCTTAGGTAGCATTATTGAAATTTATATACCACAATAGCCAGAATCACATTCATTAAAATCATCATCAAACAATTCAGATTGTAAACTCCAACTTTTAATGTCATTAAAAGATAAGTTCTTGTCTTTATACCAAACATCTTTATTATGTTTTATTCTTTCTTTTGAAGCAAACCATTCTAATTTATTTTTATGTTGTTCCCACATCTTTCTTATAAGTAATGGGTTTTTATGAAAACACCCTACACAATTATTCATCCAAGCAAATCTGACAGGTTTGTCTATCCAATATTTCTCTATATTATCTTTATATATATTGTCTTTTATTAATGGGAAGATTGGCTTTTGCCATTCTATAAAACCCCACTTGTTTCTTGTTTTTCTTTTTCCTACTACTGCTTTCATTTCTAAAAAACCATTATTGTTTGTTTTTTCAGAAGTTCTTTTAGCTCTTGACATTTCATTTGCCCTAAAGCCTAATCTAAACTTACAGGGTTTTTTAACTGTCTTTCTCCACCAATCAAACATAGGCTGCATTTTCATTTGTGTTGTACAGTATCTTCTTAAAGGGTCTGGTAAAGTTCCTGCACTCTCCAAAACCTTATCAAATGTTTTACCTGTAACCCAAGTTATCTTTCTGCCTATGTATTGTTCTAAGTCTAACATAGTATAAATAATCATATCATCTTCTGCAGTTGCAATAAATGGTGCTTGTATTCTATCTTCTACTTCTTGTCTTATTTTCTTGTCAGGAAATTTAGATGGTTTATGTTCTATCCTTACAAGTGCAAATACATCATAGTCCGCAGGATAATTTGCAGCTATATATGAGGAGGTCTTACCTCCACTTAAAGAATTTACTTTAATCAACAAATATTGGTATATCTTCTGTAAGTTGTATATTCTTATTCTCTACAGGTTTACCTGCATAATAATTTAGGTAGAGCTGCACAAACTTAAAGTCTCCTTCTTTGACTCCCTTTGCCAGAGCTTCTAAAGCATAGGGTTCTAATGGAGTAAGTTTCTCTATTAAAGAGACCTCATCTGATTTAGATTTTCTACCTGCTCCTTGTCTTTTACCACCATGTTTCATCTTGAAAAAACTTGATTAATCAAATATATAATAAAAAAAATCCTTATTTGTTAAAATAACTTCCTTTGATTTATGTCTGTTTTTGGTTGCATATTCTCTTTATGGGTAACCCATCTTAAATTACTCACAAGATTATTAAATGAATTATTATCTATATGGTCAACATCTGTATATAACAGTTTATTGTAATTTTTTAAAAAGGTACAAGCAACTAATCTATTAACTCTAAATACTTTTTGTTTACCAAAAACTGTAAGATTAACTTTATTATATTTTTTATCAGCAGTAAGACTTTGAGATAAATATTTATTACTTTTTATGCTAAAAACTCTACCCATTCTATTTATCCTATAGTGAGGGTCTATTTGTTCAATAAAATCTTTTTTCCATTCCCAATGTTGAATAGGGAAAAATGTTGAAAGATGTTTATTTTCAGAGTCTGTAAATTGAAATTTTAACTGATTATTCATACAATAGATTTTTTATTTTGAAAAAAAAATTTAAAATAATCTTAATTGATTTTTGTATTTAGATAATCTTTTTTCTGCAATTTCGCAATATTGTTTAGAAATTTCACTACCTAAATATTTTCTGTTTAATAGTATTGATGCTTTAGCTGTTGTGCCTGTACCCATAAAAGGGTCATAAATCAAATCATCTTCTTTAGAAAAATAATTTATAAAATATTTAGGTAACCAACTTCCAAAAGCAAAAGAATGTCCTTTATTTTCTTTATCATTATTTACAGGTTTTATAATACAATTTCTTATATAATCACCATTATAATTACTAAAATTACAATAGTTATAAATTGACTTATTTGGTTCATCCTTTGATAAACAAAATATATATTCATATCCCTTTGAAACTCCTTTATCATTTATACAACTTGGAGGATTTGTCTTAGCCCAAATAAATACCTCTTTAATATTGTCAGAATAATTTTCATACATATATTTTATTAAACCTTTATTACCTCTTATTTCTTGTATATTATAAAATATATGATACTTTGTTACTCTTAACAATTCATCAAGCCAATCACTTGTTTTTTGAAAATATTCTTCTTTTGGAAGATTGTCAGTATATGTATCATAAGTAATATATTTATTTCTTTTTCCATTCTTTCTTCCTTTACCTATGTTGTAAGGAGGAGAAGTAACCACAACATCTACAAAATTGTCTTTCATCTTATTCATTAGAGTTAAACAATCTTCATTGTATATTTTATTATATGTCAAGTCATTTTTATTCATACTTCTTTGTCATGGTACTTTACATGGAGAAAACTCTCATAGCTTTTCTTTAATTCTCTATAATGATGGAAAAGAGTTCTATGGTTCAAGAGTAACCTTGTATATTTCTTTCTGTAGTAAAGGTCAGGGTTAAGTATTTTTTCTACCTTTCCTGTCTTGACTGAGAGTATTTTATCAAGTCTATTAAATATCTTTAAATACTCAAGCTCATAATTTACTATTACCTCATCAAATATTTTAATATTATGAAGGACAGTTGCATGGTCTCTGCTTATTGCTTTTCCTATTTTATCTATGCTTTTTTTAGTATGTAACTTTGCAAGTTTACAATATAGAACTCTACAGTATACATTGTCTCTCTCTCTGCTTTTTACGTTAAGTTTTCTTTTTGTATGTTTTTCAACAAGTTTTTTAATTTCTATTAGTTCCATGTTTCATCTATTGCTTTTTTAATTCCTTGACAGGCTTCATATTCTTCTAAGTCAGAATAGTATTGAAGCACTTCTATCATTCTTTGTTTTGGATTTCCATTTTGTATGTCTATAAGAGCTATTAAATAATACTCTTTTGCTTTGCGGTTCATTTAGCATCTACCTCAAGTATATATTGGTCTAATATGTATTCTGTTTCTTCAAGTGTTTTTTTATAAAACATCTCTTTGTAAGCCTTTAGAGCAAGATTAAACTTAGTCTCTCCTCTGGATAAAACCTCAGGAGGAACATTAACTATTCCTACATCCCTGTTGTTTTTGTTCAAGGTAATAAATTTAAACTTATCTTTTTTAAACAACCTACAATATATAAAAGCCTGTAGGTCATAGTTCTTTTTGTCTACCTCCCATTTAGCAAAACTCTCAACAGGAGCAATAGTAGTTTTTAAATCATAGATACAATCTTTTGTAAGAATATCTGCCTTACCTCTTATAGCAAACTCATCAAACATTCTAATCATAGGAACCTCTACATCTGCATCTTTCATAATTGACTGAATTGTTTCATTGTTTGCAAGTTTTCTTATAAGCCATTCTACATAGTCTTTGTCCTTTTGTTTAAATACTCTATCAGCTCCATGCTCTGCAACTGCATCTTTATATACTTTAGCATTTGTTCTATCTGCCTCTACATAAATCTTTTTATAGAATTTATCAGGTTCTAAAAAACATTCATGAGTAAGTCTACCTATTCTTAGAGCATCTGTTTCTTTCTTAGGCTTCTTCATGTACTCTAATAGAGTGTTTGGACTATCTAATAAATTTCTAAGAAATGAGCTACCAAGAGCATTTGTTGATAAGACCCCATAGTAAAACTCCTCATCCATCATGTAGCCAAGTATTTCTTCTGTTCTGTAAGGTTGGTTATTTAGTAAAGTAATCATCTAAAAAATTGTTTTTATATATATATATTATTTTTATTCCTAAAGTGTTATTTGATACCCAATTCATTTTTTGTTTTAAGTTTTTGAATCTCTTGCAGAAGTTCATCAATTCTTTTTTCTGCCTTTCTTGCTCTTTCTATTGCTCTTATTTTTTGACTTCTATAGTCATCTACTGTATCTGCAAAACTTAATCTCTCAAGTCCAAACTTGTTAGTTATAAATGTAATCTCAATAATAGCATCTCTGAATTTATTGAGTGTTTCATTTTCTGGTTTCTGTTTGGACCACTCTAAAATCTGTTCTTGAAGAAATAATAAATTAGATTGAAGTTTTAAATCTTCTATTGCTTCAAACTTTTTTCTCATGTAGGTTTCTTTTTCCATTAAAATTTGCATTTATGACACTTCCATTTTACCCCTAATCTATTTATAAAATATACAAAATCATATTTTTTTTTTGGATATTGCCAATTATTTTTATGATACCAAGCTGTTACCTTACATTCTTCAAGAGGAATATTTACTGTATCATCTTTAAAATTATGTTCTACTTTTATTGCTATACCATAGCCATTCCAGCTATCTACTATTCTTTCAAGTATTAATTTTTGTCCTGTAGGTATCCTGTTAAATTGTCTTTTAACTTCTCCCAGAATCAAAACTTTATTGTCAAATTCCAAAACGAAATCTATATCACTTGGGTGCATCTTACCATTTTGCACACCTGTAAAATCAATTACTTGTTTTACTTGGTTCCTATTTCTTATTAAACTCACAAGTATTGATTTAATACTTTTTCAAGTTTTTTATGTACGTTATTATGAAAACAAGGTCCACAGGCTGTAATCTGTACTTTTTCTCCAAATACTCTATTGTATATTTCTACCATTCTTCTTTGTACATCTGGAGTAACTGTGTTAGCTCTTTTATTGTAATAGTCATAAAGATAATTAAACTCATCCTCCTCAAGACATTCAAGTTTTTGATAGGGAAATAATTTATTTAGCTTTTCTTGTTTTTCATCACAACCACAATTTGTTTTTGTAATCTCAGTAACCTTCTCTACTACCTTTTTTATACCTGTAGCTTTTGTTATTTTCTCTACAGTATCTCCAAGACCTTTGCTTTGTTTCTCATGATTAGCTTTCCAAGTCTTGTAGGCTTTTGTTCTTTTGTCAGTCGGTATTTCTTCTTTTGTATTCTTTGTACTCATCTTTAAATATTTCTTTTAGTTCTGCTTTACATTTTTTTAAGGTGTGAAAAATACTGACCCAACTTATTTTAGTTTTGTCTGCAATCTTTCTAATACTCATTGGAGTGTCTCTATATATTTTAAATAGCTGTCTATCATACCATCTCCAACCTTCTATATGTTTGTCTATCTTTTGTGTAAAATTATGATAATTTATTTCTGCATCCATCTCATCAATGTTTGGTATTTGGAGGAACACTTGCTGGTCATCAATACTAATTTTGTGTACTTTGTTTTTAGCATTGACAAACTGTAGGAACATACTCCTAAGAACAATCCATATATACGCTTTATTAACTTTACCATTATTTAAAACTTTTTCTTTATTAGAATATTTATATAGTGCCAAATAGCTCTGCTGAACTATGTCCTCATGGTAACTATTTTCTCCAAATGATTTAACTATAGTAACCCACTCATTATGATGTTTCGCTACCTCAGCTAACCATTTTTTTCTTCCCATTGTACTGTCATACTAATTATAAAAAAACAACATTGTAATGTATATTCTCTTTCATTGTCATAATCAGTATAAGATAATAAAGCACCTGACATAAGACCAAGTATAGGAGCAAAGCCTACAGTAGCATTTTTATACATAGCTATCATGTAGAATACTATACAAAGTATTAAAAGTATAAGTGCTGTAATCATCATATCTTTATTTGTTTGGGTTGTTTATCGTTTAATATATCTAAGCCTTCAAATATAAAGCCTACATTGTCTATTGCCATTTTAAAACATAAAGGTTTATCAAAACTGGTTGGTCTACCATTGAGTTCAATTTCTTTTATTTTTAATACATGAAGCTGAGTAAACATCCACTCTTGAGGATGAGCAATATACCTATGTATTGAAAGTATGTCATCAGACCTTGAGACCCACTTAGACCCACCTTCAATGTTTGCTCCATTAAGGGGAGTTGCTAAACCTTCATACTCATGACCTTTTGGATGGACCTGTCTTATAGATTGAGTGTTTGCATGAACATTTAGATATACAGATACCTTTTGCTTTTTAGCAAACATCCTAAACTCCGAAGCTACCTCATAGTCATACTCATGAGTTCCAACTGCTTTTACAAGTGTATGCTCTTTTTTAAGAGAGTTGTAAGGGTCTATTAATATACAATTATAATCCCAAGCATCTTTAATTGCTTTTGCTTCATTGAGTAAGTCTTTGTAATTATAAAGTCTTGAGTTGTCTATCAGTTTAAAATGGTTTTCTGCCCAAGAGATTGCATTACCTATTTTCATCTCTGAGGCTTGGTCTACTGTCTGACCCATTTTAAATTCTATTATCTTTCTCATAATACTTTCTGGAGTATTCTCAGAAGAAAACAATAAAAATCTAAGGTTGTGTTTAATAGCCCAAACTACAAAGAGATATATAATGAAAGTAGTCTTGCCTGTATTGGCATGACCTATGGTAAGAACAAAATTATTCTGTAAGTATCTATAGTGGTTGTCTATTCCCTCAATACCTATGGGGAGACCTTTTTTAATTCTTCCATACTTGTAGTCTAATATCTTATCAAGTATTACTTTTCCTTGAACAATCATAAAAAAAAAGGGGGAATAATCCCCCTATTTGTTAAAATGGTAAGTCTCCTGTCTCTACAGGTTGCCGAGATGGGTTCTGCTGTAAGTTAGAAACCTCTCCAAGCATTTCTGATATTTTCCAACCTTGTAGGTTTGTGTAATACTTTCCTTTGTATTCGTTTCCTCTAACATTAAAAGAAACACTTACAAGGTCTCCATCACTAAAATTTGTTAGTTGATTAACTTTGTCATTGATAAAGTCTAATTGTACTGTTTGAGGATATTTGTCATTTGTAGTTAATAACATACTCCTTTTTGTCAAGTTTTTGATTTGTTCTTCTTGACCAATCTTTTGAATTTTACCTTCTAATTTTAATTCCATAATTACTGAGTTACATGTTGTTCTAATTTTGTAGCTACTTTTGTTAAGTCTTTAATTTCTACCTTGTCAGCTACTACAAGGTCTACTGCCATTTTTAGCGTAGATTGTCTAATGATGTACATTTGTGTTTTGTCCATAATAAAGTTGTTGTTTAAGTAGTTTGTTTTCTTGCTGGAGTTCTTTGTTCTCCCATTCAAGTTCTATTAATCTTTGATATAAGTTTTCCATATTTCAAATATAGGAAAAAATGTTAATAAAAAAAAGGAGGGTTTTTACACCCTCCAATCAAACAATTAAAAAACCAAACTTCATCAAACAATGATTTTCTTTTTATAGAAATCTATAAGTTCTTGTAACTCAAAGATACTATGTTTTTTTGTTTCTTGGCTTTTAATGTAAAGTTTTTCTGATAACTCAACACCTAAAGCTCTACTGTATTCATATATACTTCCCTGATTGTATCTGTTACAGTACCTACATTGACTGAATACATTCTGTTCATCATAGCGAGTTGCCATATATTTTCTTGACCTAAAATGTCCTGCATCCATTTCTTTCCAATGTAGTTTTTTATTACATGAAATACATTTAGCAAATCCATTTTTATCAGCATCTCTTTTTCTTATGTACTCGCTAAAAATTCTATCCAGCTTTTTTATTAGTTTACTTCTTGTTACCTTAACCATCCATCTGAAAAAGTAGAGACTTACCTAAAGACTCATCCATACTTTTAATTTGTTTATAAATATACTTACTATCAGATTTTACTTTAGTCTTTTCTCCTTTAGTTGAATCAATTCCTAAGTTTGTATACATTGTAGCATCAAGCATTAATAAAATATCTGTTTTTTCTTTTATTGTTTTGCCAAAATCTTTAATGATTTTGTCAGATAAATCTCTGATAGTGGTATCTTCCATTTTATAATTAATTATTAAGTTAGACATATATCCCACTAACCCACCAAAGTTAGAAGGAATTTTTTTAAGATGTAAAATATTGTTCATAATTTCTGAAAATTATTTGCCTTGCCCTCTATAGAGCTTCTTGTAGGTCTTTGAATTTTTAAGTAGAGATGCTTTTTTAGAATGTCTACCCTTTCTTTTTATTTTTTTTTTCTCTCTAAAAACGAAAGTTGCTTGTCTTGCCATTATCTAAAAGTAAAATAAATTAAACTTAATACCACTAATACACAATGAGGACAAATCATTTTGCTTTGTCTTTTATTTTTTCATAGGTCCTTAAACCACCTAAGCCTAACATACCCATTAGAACTGTAAATAAAGGTTCTGTTTCTAATACAGGAAATTCAGTATTTGGATATATAGTTTTAATAATTGGAAAGGCAACAAAATGATAAGCAAATGCAAGAGAGCATACCCACCCAACAGAAGGACGCCAACCACTAACAAATAAGTTCCTATGTTGTGCTTCAATTTCATTGATTTTAGCTTGGATTTCAAGTATTGCATTTGGGTCAAGTTCTTTTCCTTTTATAGCTTCTCTGAGTTCTATTGCAAGACCTCCTATAGCTGACTTACCTTTGTTTCTTCCTGTAAGTAAATTAAGTAATGTTTTAATCATTTATAGTGCTTCCTACTGTATCAGTTTTAGTAAGTCCATATAACAGGTGAATTTTTCCATAAGTCGCTGGAGTCCACATGGATAAATGAGGAGGCAATTCCAATTCTTTTGAATCCTGCTTCTTGGAGTGCTGTAATGATAGTCCATCTATCTTTTGAGCTTTTGCAGACAATATCTGCTGCCTCTCCTTTAAGATGGCTTGAATTTGGACTCGCTGAATATCCTCTTGCACTAAGCGATTGATTGTAATTATCTGTTCTGAATCCAGAAGAAATTTTGAAGGGTATACCAGCAATCCCCCTTGCATTATCGAGCATTGAAAGAAAGTTGTTGTCCATATTAGCAGCACCAGAGTTAGGCAAATCTGGAGAGTCAAATTCTTCATATCTAAAATATTTAAGACTCATCTTTACATTCGTTTTTACATCTGCATTTTCCTGACTTGCAGTCATCATAGGCGAGTGTTTTGTTTAATAGTAATCTATCTATTGTATCATCTTGTAATTTAATAAGCATACCTTCAAGCATATCCTTAGCACTTACAAGCATTTCTATTTTCATTTCTAAATTACTAATTTTTTTCTTAGCAGCTTCAAGGTCATCTGGATTTCGACCACTTATGGATGCTATTACCATAGCTATTGATGCCGCAATCATGCCTATTATTGTGTTAACGATTTGAGAGTTTTTATCAGGTATCTCATATATTGTTAAATAAAACAAAATTACAACTACAAGAAAGAACACTAAAAGGCTACCAATATAGTGCCTTATATCTTTTGCTACTCCGTTGCTTGGCATTTTCATTTCTTAAAAGATTTATATATGTTAAGTACTGTATAAACAAGAGTAGCTAATAATACTAAGAATTGAAGCAAAGAATTTATATCACTTATACTAAAAACTAAAGCAAAGAGACTTGCCGCATAGGTTGAAAATATCTTCATTGAATCATCCATTTCATTTTATTTAAATGCCATATATAAGTAAGTATTAGAAGAAAGGTTTACTGCTAGACTTGTATTAGTATTTATTTTAAAGCCTGTACTTACAAATGTTATTTGTCTATCTGAATGTTGTGATTCAATTGCATTATCGTTTGCCTCTAACATAAATCCGTTTGCCGCATCTCTTCTGTTATCAAAAATACACCAATCGTGTGCATTAGTAGTGTTTTTAATTATTACCCAAGATGGTTCAAAATCTGTTGGTATTATATCAGTAGATGCTTGACCACCATTATAAGTACCTATCTTACTATAACCTGCAACAGAATGCCAAAGATAAGCCACATAGGTTCCTGTAGTATTTGAGAAATAAGGATTAAATACAGTTGAAGTTGGGTCAGCAACAGGTGTTGGACTTGCCACAGAAAATGCACCTGTACTAAAACCACCACTTTTATAAGTACCATCTATATTTGCTTGTATTTGCCAATTATCATTTCCATTCCTTCTCTTTATTATTACTATATCAGGGGTTGAGGAAAGTCCATGACCTACTGTATCACTTGTTACATTTCCATTTCCTGTTCCTGTATAGGTAACAATAGAGAATCCAGCAGCAGTATTCGCACTTACAGAACTATTTATGTTTGCACCATCAGTATTTGAAACAGCAGTACCTCCACCTTTCCACACCCACGAAACAAAAGAATTATTATTTTTATTTGTTCCATTAGCACTTTTAACAAAAAAACCATTAGCTTCAAATGAATCAATATAAATACCTGAACTATCTTCTGTAAAAGTACCATCACTAAAAATCTGTTTTGATACACCTCTGACAGAATCTGTCCAAATATGACTTAAAGTACCATCTCTATCCTTTACCCAAACTAATCCACCACTTGTTTCTAAATCCATACCTACATTAGAAATATATTGATTTGCACCTGTACCCTCATACAATACAGTTTTAAAGTCAGATGTATCTGTTTCAGGTTTTTCCTCAGAAAGTTGTGTTACTTGAGAACTTGAAAGCACAGTTGAAAATATGCGTACTTGGTCTAAATTTCCACTCCAATAGGAATCGTTGTTTATTTTTCTATAACCAAATGCAAGTTGATGACCACTTCCAGCTGTTGATGTTGTTGGATTATGCCCATAATTATTATTATCTACTAAAGTACCATCTAAATATAAATAATAATGATTTGAATCATTTACCAAACATATATGATGCCACTGGTTATTAGTTGTAGACATATTAAGGGTTAAAGCAGATGAAGCTCCATTATCTCTTGCATCAATCACAACATCATCACCTCTGATTAAAATAGCAGAACCCCCTCCATCTTCTTCTCCAATTATTCTGCCTGTAGATGTTACATTTGTTGATTTTGCCCAACAAGAAATAGCAAAATTTGACCTATCAAATAATGATAGACTTGATATATCTATCTTGCTATTACTACCATTAAATACTGCCGCTTGACCATAACGACCAAACCTGTATTCTATATTTGATTCAGTACCATCATAAGTACCTGAATGGCTATCTTCTGCTGAATTGTCTAATTTGTAATAAGCAAGGTTTGTAACAGGGAAATCTACTATATCAGTTGTAGATGTATGTACACAAGCAGTTTCTGCGGCAAGTTGTCCTATTTCTGATGCAGTTAATGCTCTGTCAAATATTCTTAAATGGTCAATGTCAATGCTAAAAGGCTCTTGAAGTGCGTTATCAAAATAATGTCCTATATAAAAACGATTAGGTGCAGCATCATCAACTCCTGCACTTGATGTTGCACTACCTACACTATAGCTCATTGTAGCTTTTGTGCCATTTATATATATACCATTTCTAATACTATCTTCTAAAGTATCCCCCATACGCATAGCCAAGTGTATCCAAGAACCGTTTAATGATGTATCTATTAATGTGTGTGCTACAAGGGTATTAGTGCCTGAAGTAGTACCTGTTCTTGTAAATAAATCTGCACTGTATTGTGAATCAGATGAACTGTAATTTATTCGCATAAAAGCAAATCTTCTACTGCCATCACGATTAAAATTAAACCTTGTGGAACCTGTGCCTACAAGTTTTGCCCAAAAAGAAACAGTTATACTTGAATAATTAAAGCCAATAGAAGTATTAGCCATCATAGAAGTGCTTTGTCCACCTCTCAAACCATTATTTATATATCCTCCTACTCCAAAAAAAACTGCTGTTGGTGTTAAATGATACTCATTTGCACTTTCATCACTTCCATCATAATCAAAAGTGTATAATGCCTTACCATTACCATCGCCAAACTTATCAGCAGTATCTGTAGTACAAACTGCTGCTCCTTCTGTAAATAATCTTTTGCCTAAACTCATTAGTCAAGTTTTACAGGAAAAAAAGTAGTATTATAACTTAAAAGAGTTTCATATTTCTTTTTAGCATTTACCTCTTTTTTCTTTTTATCATACTCTGCTAATATTTTTGCTCTTTCTTCTTTTACATCATCATCAATAGCAATATCTCTTTCTGCTTTTCTTACTACTTGCCAATCTGTTGGTGATAATAATTTATTAGCTTTTGATTTTAAGTCTTTTATTAAGTCTGCTTTTTTAGTATCAACATCATAAACATTTTTTACTTCTCCTGTTTTTTTACCTTCTTCATCTACTACTTCATAAGTTGCTGAGAAATCAATGTCTGTTACTTTGCGAGTAAATACTTTCTTTTTACTATCCCATTCTATACCTCCTATGTTTTGAGTTTGTGGATTGTAAGAAGGTTCAACTACATCATAAAACCCTTCTGACTCTAATGTCTTTTTATCTACATTTCTAAAGTTTATATAATGTCCTTTCTTACCATTCCAAGTAGAAGGTAATATAGGATAAGTAGTAATTCCGTTTTTTGTTTCTCTTGCTTTCATAATTAATCTGGATTTGAGTCTGGTGCAAAAGTATTTACAGTATAATTCACTATTGATGAGCCATCAACTTCTTTTACACAAACTAATACAATATGATTTGTTGCACTTGTATCTAAATTTGTACTTCCAACTTTGTTAAAAGTAGTGCTTCCTAAACCTGTACCTCCTGCAAATGTTATTGCTGCACTTGATAAAGTTCCTGACAATACTAAATCAACAACTTGGTTTTGTTTCATATTGTTAAAAGTTATTGTAGAAGTGCCTATATTACCTGTACATAAAAATGTACTACCAGCAGAGCAATCAACACTAAAACTTCCTGTATCTGTTTTATCTACTTTGTTAGCATATCTATTAGCAAGTTCATCATGGTCCACAGCATTATCTGCTAACATAGCATTTTCAACTGCACCATTTGCAATAGTTAAAGCTCCTGCTGAAACAGTAGCATCTCCACTTATTGCAAGTGTGCTACCATTACCAAACAAGGAGTATATCTCATCTGTATTGGAATTTATAGAGGTGAAGGCTGTTCTTAGGGGGTCTCCATCCCCTGAATTAGCACCACTACCTGTATTTACATTTGTCTTTGCCATAATTAAATAAATTCTATATCTGCTGTTAAACTTGTTGTATCGGCACTATACAAGGTTGAATCTGCACTTATTGTAAATGTAGTCCAACAAGTAGGAGTTGAGTCATCATTTATTGCATTTGTGGTATAAACCTCATCTCCCCAAGAGCTGTTAGTTACCATCTCACAATAGACCTTACCCCAATTTATTGTATTTGCCATATATTAATAATACTTTTTTTCTTTTTTTGTTATATATCCTTTTTTCAAAAACTCTTTTAGCTTTTGTATATTCTTGTCTTTATTTTTATAATTCTTTACAGTACCCATCCAGAGAATCCATAACTGTTTTTGTCAGGAAATACATCATCATTATTATTAGTAAAATACTCAGGGTATTTAGATGATGCTTCAAAACTCATAAAATCAATAAATCTATCTGTATAATACTGAGCTATATTTCTTTCTTTTTCTATTAAGAAGTCTACTTCATTCTTATCAGCGTTTATTGCATTTTCAGAGTTGTGCTTAAATATACCTTTGTTAGATATTGTATAAGCTGCATAAGGAAGGAACTCTACAAGTGCCCAATGGCAGAGCATGGGTTTTATATAGGTGTTTACCAATGTCAAATAATTACCTGCAAGAGAAGAACCCTCAATATCTGATTTAATTTTATCATATAGTTTAGAACCAAGATAGTTTTGA